CAACGCACGTCACCGTCAGCGCGCGTCGGCACGTCGGTCGCATTGACGGCGCCGATCAGGCGCTTGGTGAACGCCGCCGCACCCGTCTGCTCGACCAGCCCCGCCGTCGCGTTGAGCCCCGCCAGCGCCGTCAGTTCAGGATCGAGCGGCTGGTACGAACCCGTCGCCTGATAGCGCGCATCGCCGCCTGCGCGGGTCAGCAGATCCGTCGCGTTGGCGACGCCGATCAGCCGGATGCCGAACACGTCGGACGATGTCTGCTCGATCACACCCGCCGTGCTGGCGAGCCCCGCCAGTGCCGTGAGGGTTGGTTCGAGAGGCTGGTACGAGCCAGCAGGCTGGTACGCCGTCGACGTGAACGCGTTGGAACCCAGCGTACCGCCGGCGCCGATGTTCAGCGTCTGGGAGCCGCCTCGGGTGATCCACGCCAGACGAGGCCCGGTCGGATAGTTTCCAGACAGGTCGGGTCCAACCACCGCGCCCGAGGGCGGCAGCGAGCCGGGGATCGAGGCGCTGGTGATGTAGCCCTTGCCCAGCACCCACGCCGCGGTGACGACTTCAAGCTCGAACGCCGTCGGCGGTGGCGACAGCGATAGTTCCATCACGCCGCTATGCCCAAACAGATAATAGGCAATCGTCGTGTTCCAGTCGTCGCTGTCAGCCTCGATGTAGAAGTCGCCGTTGAAGGTGTAGCCGACCCAGTTTTTCTTGCCGCTGGGCTGCGCCGTGTCGATCAGGTGCCAGCCGACGAAGCCCGTCCCGAAGATATCAAGGCCATCCTGAAAGACCGGATACGGCGCGAAACCGGGATTGGGATAGGTGCCCGACAGCACGCCGCCTGCCGCGCCGGTTGGCGGGCCGCCGCCCGTCGTCGCGATGGTGTGCAGCACCCAGTCTGCCGTCACCACCGCAGTGCCAGTCTCGGTATAGGGCGGCGTATGGGCAGTGATCCGCGCGTCGACAACCAACGGCATGACCAGCTCGAGGCCGGTGCCGTCGAGGTTCATCGACCAGAGTATGCTTATGGAGCTGTCCGACTTGCGCGTGGCATAGCCGCGCCAGGTATCGCGGAACATGTCGGTACTGAGATCGTGCAGGCAGTCGGGCGCTGTGCCGCCCTTCCAGTCGAGTTGGCCGCCTTCCTCTTCGTTACCGATGCCAGGCGTCGGCAGCAGCACGACACCCGGCACGAGCAACGGACCCGTCAGCGTGCCACCGACGATCGGCAGGCTCTCGGTCCAGTTGGCGTTCTGACGGCCGTACTGCTTGCCGTCGATCGGCGCTTCTTCGACGGCGTTGATCTGGCCGTTCTGGTTGGTGATCACCCACTGCTTGGTGTTGCCATCGTCGTAGTAGATGAATTCCTTGCCGCTGATCGTGTTCCACCACAGATCGCCGTTGGTCGGCGCCGCGGGTGGCACCTGCGAGATCGTGATGTTGGGAACACGCGTGACGTCGTAGGGCCCGGTAGTCGGAACCACAGGCGCAGGTACAGGACCTGGCGCAGGCGGTACGACCGCAGCGCTGGTCGGTTGGGTCTGTACCCAGGCACCCAGGCCCGTCCCCGGCGAAATGTACCAGGTGTACTCGCGACCGTTGGTCGTGTTGAACCACAGGTCGCCACCAGCTGGCGTCAGGGGGGGCGTGGGCGAGTTGGTATTAGTACCAGCCACGCGTGACCTCCATGCGCAAAAGGGCAGTTACTCGTTGGAGTAACTGCCCTCCTACGCTACCCGCCCCCTTACGGTACGACCGACTCCTTCACGATCGCCTGGGCAATCGCGATGCCGTCGATGACCTTGAAGCCGTACACCTGCAGCCCGCGCAGCAACGTGCCGAAGGTGAACTCCGAGCGCATGGTCTCGACCTTTGAGACCTGGCTCGCGAAGGTTAGCCCGTGAGCGTGGCCGGCGTAGATCACCCACTCGCCCGCAGCCAGTGCCGGCGGACCCGTCACAGGTCCCTTGGGCAGCAGGTTCGAAACGTAGAGGGTGAAGCGGTCGATCATGCCGAGGCGGCCGTTGCGCAGGATCGACTGGCTGTCACCCGACAGGTAAGCCTGGCGCAGTTCCGATCCCTTGATCATGGTCGCTGCCCAGGTCGGCATGACGATCCAGCGTCCCTGCTCGGGGATGTTCTGCTCGTCGAGCGCCTGGCCCAGTCGCAGGATCACCTGCAGCACGGTGACGTCGGTGGCGACTACCGGATTGCCGACGGCGGCAACCAGCGGGATCGGGGTGCCGGTGACACCCAGATTGATATTGCCGGTGATCTTGCCGGCGGTGAGACCGCGATTGGCGGCGTCGGCCTGACCCATCATGCCGAGCAGGACCGCGGTATCGATCACGATCTTCATCTGCTGGCCGGCGTCGTCAGACCAGATGCCCATCATGTTGATGTCGCTCTGGATCTCCATCACGTCGTCGAGGATCGTGTTGAAGTACTTGCCCTGATCGATGTTCAAATCGATGATGTTGGAGCTCGGGCGATCGGCGGTGAGCGTGCCGCCGATCTGGTAGTCACGGATCGAAATCGTGGGCTTGGTCCGAATGTGAACCTTGTCGCCCTGGTTCTTGATCTCGCCTTCGTAGTCGGTGTTGGAGATCGCCGCGAGCACGGTGCTCGCATAGAACTTCTCGATCAGCTTGCCCGACCAGATCTCGGGAATGAACGTGCCCGAGTAGGGCGGCGAAGGCTGTACCGAGCCGGTCGGGAAGATCGGCATGTTGGAAGGCGCGGTCGGCGCCAGCGGCATGGCGAAGGCGACGTTCTTGGAGATCTCGACCGAGTGAGCGGGAATGAGGCCGGGATCGATGTCGCCAAAGACATGAACTGCCGGGTTGAACACGGCATACGGGATGAACGGACGAAGCATGAGATGGCCCCCCTGGGCAGTTACCCAGGGGGTCGCCATGCGCTTGCTCAGCGTATGCGCGAGTCCACAGGTAACTGAGTGCGTTGGTTCACGATGATGCGACCCTCGCGCTGAGCCAGGATAATGTCGGCGTCGATTGCGGCTTGGTGCTGCTCGCGGCCCCGCCACTTGCCTGATGCCACGTCCGTATAGAACTTGGTTATCTCAGCGGTGGTGTAGACGGGCTTCTCAGCGGGTGATCCACCGGCTGAGTGGGCTCTGCCTGGAGAGGCCAGGTTGGCGAGGTCCATGCCGTTACCAGCTGGGGCGGCGGGTGGAAGGATCGACTGATCGCCGACCACCGTGCGCGGAGCTGATCTCGTATGGCCGTTGCCCCCTGACGGGTGCAGTGCAGCCTCCTCTGCAAGGAAGGCCTGGAAGAAAGCGATCACCCGATGGGCGTCGCCGGAGTTCCACGCCTCCTGCATTAGCGTCTTACGAATACTCCCGGAAAATACATCTGGCAACTGCGACCATTCGATAAATCTCGGATCGCGGTTCAAACTGTCCCAGTTCGGCACGCTGGCGCCGATCGTGGTGTTCATCCGGCTGAGGAACGCGTTACCCGTTTCCTGCTGAACGTGACCCATCTGCGCGCGCAGCCGCGCGATCTCATTGTTGAGTGGTCCTGCTGTCTCAGCCGCGGCACGGCGGATGATATCCACCAGCTCGGGACCGTAGTCGTTGATCTCCTGCTCGGTGATCAGGCTGGCGCCCGCCGGCGGGTCGGGCAGCGGCGACTGGACCGTAGCGCGCAGCGTCTGGATCTCGCGCTCAGCATGCTCGAGCCGCTGGCTCATCAGCGTCATCTGTTCGCGATGGCGCTTGGCCTCGTTGGCGTTGCGGCCCTGCAGGCGCTTGTAGAGCACCTCGATCGGCACCTGCTCCTGCGGCGCACCTTCCTGCTGTGCCGGCTGGGCAGGCGGCTCGTTACTCGGCGGAGTAACCGGCGGGGCGTTGGCATCGGGCGGCTCGGCTGGCGGCTCGCCTCCGCCTGCAGCGGCTGCGGCGGCCTTGGCTACAGCTTCGGCGACCGACGGCTCGGCGATGCCCAGCACCTGGCGCTGGATCTCCTCGGAGCGCTTGCCGGCCTCCAGCACATGTCGGGGAATTTTCACGTTGGGGTCAACCGCGCCGGGCGGTGTCTGGGCGCGCAATGTCGCTGCGCTTACGGGTTCAGCCATTGGTTCCTCTTCTAACGATTTCCATGCAGTTTTCGAGTTTGGTCCTGAGCTGGACCACCAGCTGTGCTTTACCCTGCGCGATGAAGATCACGTTGGGGCTGGCAGACCGAAACTCGCTGTCACAGCGCATTTCGAGCACCTTTATGGCCTCGACCAGCTTGTCGAATTCCCGCGGCGCAGCGCGTTTGATTTCAACCGCCGCCACCGCGACCTGATAAAGCGGATCGCTCACGGAAGTACCGAAGCGCCGTCTTCTCCCTCGGCCATGATTTCCGGGTAGGTCTTGTTCATGGCGGCAGCGCCTGACGGCGTCGCCTTGGCGTAGTTGCCGAGTGACTGGGCCTCGGGGTTGCCCTTGGTCAGGCGTGACAGCGCGGCACGGTCAGGCAACATCGCCTGACCCGTCGATTTTCCCTTGGCCGGCGCGGTAGGCGCCTTCTTGAGCGGGTTTCCGAATTTGATCGGCATCAGATTGGCTCCGTGGATCCGGGACCGCCAAAACCAAACTTGCTGGTGTTGAACGCCCCCATCTCGTGTTTCTTCGGCGCGCTGGCCGAGCCCAGGCCCTTGGCCTTGGGCACCGGCTTTTTCTCGCTCGCGACGGCAGCGCCAAGATTAGATCTCAACTGGCGCACCGTGCTCTCGCGGTTCATCCCCGGCAGGCGAAGAGCAGGTGTGTTGTCTTCGCGCCCGATCAGCAGCTTGGTCGACAGCTTGGCCATGTCAGCAGGGCGAGCTCTTGCCACCCTCGGCACGCTGGCTGCCGCGGTTGCCGAACATCTTGGTCGAGCCGCCCTCGGCGAACTTCGCGTTGCCACCTGTCGGCATCGCCGACGACTGGCCAGCCGTCTGGGTGCCGGCGTAGGACTTGTTGCCCGACGTCGAGAAGCCCATGACGTTGGACGGGCCCGCCTTGGGCGCGATGCCCTTCTTCGAGCCGCTGCCTTCCTGGGACGATCCGCCCGGCGTCTGGGTGCCAGTGCCGGACCAGCCGTGCATCGAGTTGTTGCCGCCCAGCTTGCCCCAGTTGCTCGGCTTGTCCTTGTGAGAATTGTTGTTTGCCATGTTGCCCTCCGGTTAAGAAAAATTACCCGACGCCGCCAGTGACGCGCGCCGGCGCCACGTTGGTTATCGGACCTTGCTGCTTGGTCGGTCGCGGTTGCTGCTG